CGTTAAAGCACTATACCCAATAGCTACATTAGAATCAGCGTCTGTTAAACCATCCCCTGCATGACTACCAACTACTACATTCTGTACGCCTGTGGTTAATACGTTACCTGCACTAAATCCTACGGCAACGTTATGTGCATCTGTAGCTGTTGTAAAGTTTTGTGATGCTAAAGCTGAGTGTCCAATAGCTACAGTGTTACTACCCAAAGTATCATTTGATAGGGCTGACTCACCCACTGCCGTATTGTAATTACCTTCAGTATTATCCAGCATACAATTCATACCAACTGATGTATTAGAAGCACCTGTAGTATTTTCAAATAAAGCCATACGACCAATCGCAGTATTAGAAGCACCTGTAGTATTATCCCTTAAAGCCTCAGATCCAATTGCTGTGTTGTATTGACCTGTGCTAATTGTTGCACCTGCATAGTAACCTACTGCTGTGTTGTTAGAATCAGTTGCTGTGGTAAAGTTTTGAGTAGCTAAAGCTGATCTACCTATAGCAACACTGTTACTACCTTTAGTATCACCTTCTAACGCATTTTTACCTACAGCTACATTATCCGCTCCAAGAGTTAAAAGATATCCTGCATCATTTCCCAAAGCCGTATTATTACTAGCAGTAGTAACTGAGCTTAAAGCCGACTTTCCAACTGCTGTATTGTTTGCACCAGTTGTAGTAGCATCACCAGACAAACCACCAACAAAGGTGTTAGCTGTTCCTGTGGTTACTTCTGAACCTGCACCATGCCCTATGGCTACATTGTAAGCATCTGTAGCTGTGGTAAAGTTTTGATTAAATAAAGCTCCCCACCCCATTCCAACAGAACGAGAGCCTAAAGTATCAGACGTTAAAGCATAAGCACCGACAGCAACATTAAAATCAGCATCAGTTAATGCGTCACCTGCAAGTGCACCAAGTAAAGTGTTATGAATGCCTGTGGTTACTGATAGTCCTGCATTATGACCTACAGCCGTATTGTAAGTATCTGTAGCTGTGGTGAAGTTTTGTGTTGTTAATGCTTGTCTGCCTATTGCTACAGTTTTACTACCTAATGTGTCAGCAGTTAATGCACCTTGTCCAACAGCAACATTGTCACTAGCAGTAGTTAATGCGTCACCAGCTACCATACCAACTATAACATTACTATCCCCAGTAGTTAAAGCAGTACCAGCTTCGTCACCCACAACAGTATTGTAGTTACCGCCAGAAGCTATTGAGTTACCTGCATTAACACCTGCTCTAAAGTTAGATGTACCTGCTGAAGCAGTAATAATATCTGCACCATCTGCAAAGGTAACGTCTGCCGCAAAGTTAACTGCACCATCTACATCTACTGCGTCAAGGTTAGTTGTGCCATCTACGTCTAAATCGCCATTAAAGTCTGCATTACCAGCGAGTGTTAACGTAGAAGCCATATCAACTGCACCGTCAATGTCCACAACATCTAGGTTAGTTGTACCGTCTACGTCTATGTCACCTGAGATGTCTAGTGAAGCTGCAGCAATTTCACCTGAGAACGTAGAGTTATCATCTGCTGTTATTGCTCCTACGTGTAAAGGTGCATAGTCATTTATAGTTACATTTCCTGCAGTAGTTCCTGCTTCTGTATTAGCTGCAATGGTTGCAAACTCATCAGCAGACTCATCCCAAATAAAGCCTCTGTTTGCTGTGTTACTACTTGAACCATCTCCACGAGTAATAATAAAACCTTGGTCATAGGCTGTACCAGTATAACCTTGCCCATATTTAACTAGTGGATCTGTGACTGTTAAGTTAGTTGTAGCGACTGTAGTAGTTGTACCGTTGACAGTAAAATCACCTGTTACTGTAACATTGTCTCCAAAAGTAACTTCAGATGTACCATGTCCTATAGTAATTGCTGTTCCTGATATACCTGTACCGATAGATACAGACTCACTACTATTTGCTGTATCTACAATAAGGTATGCGTCTGAGCCTTGTTTAATTGTAAGAGCAGTAGCAGAGTTGTCAGTAACTGCAATATTAATATCTGTTCCATCTGCACTAATAGAGTCAAGAGCAATATCTCCTACATTAGTTATGTCTGCATCTCCAAAAGAAGTAGCAGCTAAAGTAGTAGATCCTGTAACAGTCAAGTTATCATTTACTGTAGTTTCAGAAGTAGTGTGACCAATAGATACAGGTACACCAGAAGTTGCAGTACCTATAGTAATACCATTTGATGTATTTGAATTGTCAATATTTAATGTAGATGTACTGTCTAATGATATGTTAGATCCATCAACGACAAGTGTACCGTCTATGTCTGTGTTATCTAGGTTAGTAGTACCGTCTACATCTAAGTCACCATTAAAGTCTACGTTACCTGCAACAGCAAGAGTAGTTGCCATATCAACTGCACCGTCAATGTCTACAACATCTAGATTTGTAGTACCATCTACATCAATATCACCTGATATGTCTAATGAAGCAAAGACTGAAGTACCTGTACCTGTAACAGTACCACCTACTCCTAAGTTACCAGCTACAGTTACATTTGTAGTACCTGTAGGTATTTCTATTACATCTGCATCAGCATCATTCTTAATAGTAACGTCATTAGTTGAACCTTGGCCTGTAAGGATAAGACCTTCTGCACTGGTGTAACCTATTGCTGCATTATCCCCTGCAGCAGTATCTCCGTCAGGTTCAAAAGTAGCTGCAGTCATTGTAAGGTTAAGGTCTAAACTTGTATCTGCTGTATGTGTTAACGTAACATCACCATCTGCACCAAATGCTATAACTGCACTATCTGATAGTAATTTAATATCATCACCTGCAACTATATCTTTAGCAACAGATAAACCTCCATCAGTTTGAAGTGAACCATCGGTTGTTGATGTGGCTTCAGTAGTATCGTCTGTTTTTATAATTCCACCTGCAGTTATAGTACCCGAAACATCTAAGTTAGCGTTAGCATCTACAAGAGTTGCATTTAATTCAATCTCATCTGTAGCGTTAATATCTAATACTGTAGCACTAGGAGCATTAATAGATTGAGATGAATCATTAAACTGCAATGCCATTGTACCATTAAGTAATAATCCTGTATCTGCTACATGGGTAAGTGTAACATCATTATCTGCACCAAAACCTAAGACAGCAGCATCACTATCTAGCTTTAAATCATTGCTTACAAGCACTGCAGTAGATGCGTTTATATCTACAGTAGGTGCTGTTATCTCTAACTCTGTGTCAGCATCAATATCCATCTGACCATCAGTACTAGAATTAATTGCAAGAGCAGTATCACGGAACTGAACTTTCTGTGCTGCGTTCATTAAAATGTTTTGACTTGCATCTACAGTAAAAGATGTAGTACCACCTGTTGCTACAGTAATAACATCTGAGCCACTAAACGTAATACTAGTATTTGTGTCTCCATCACCAGCTATAGAGTCAAGTTGTATACTACCTGCATTTGTAAAGTTAGAATCGCTAAGATCAAAAGTACCAGTAACATCTAAATTACCACCAACAGAAAGATTACCAGAAACATCTACTGCACCATTTATGTCTACTGTAGTAGCTGCTATTTGTATTTCAGTATCAGCTACAAGATCAAGCTGTCCATCTGTTGAAGAGTTAATATATATTGCTGTATCACGGAACTGTATTTTTTCTGTAGAAGCTACAAGTATATCATCAGAAAACTCAAAGTAGTCTTCATCTTCCATCCATTTAAGTACACCATCATTTGATTCTCCATCAAAGGTTACAGTTATATCTGTACCTGATGTAGCATCACCAATAGTAATAGATGTACCTAATAACTTAGTTATAGGCCCACCTTCATTGGCTGTACCATCATGTGTGTGTCCTGTGCTTGCTTGAAAAGCAGCTAGTAACTGATTAAATTCATCATTAGTATGTGCTGCGGTAATTACATCGCCATCAGCATAAGATGATTGTCTTGTATATGTAGCACCCATTTATCTTCTCGCTCCTATTTGATACTCTAACTGAAAGCCTTTAAGAGAATATGGAGCAGTAGTGCCTCCATCATTTACCCTTAATGCTACAGTAAAACCTGATCCTTCTACAGACTGTCTAATTGAAGGTTGTGATGTTCCTCCGTAAGTACCACCACTACCGTATATAGCTACTGCATATTGAGCAGCAACGCTTGATGAATCTAATGGATATGCAGCAGGTCTAGCTGAATCTGCTGATTCCTGATCATACCTTAAAAATAAGTTAGCGTCAATAGCTGATTCAGGTTTATAATTAACTATTACTCTTTGCATATGTTTTCTGACACCTAAGTCATTAAAACTTAAATCTGGACTTCTATATTTACCAGATATAACTGTACCATCAAAATCATTGCCTACTTCTTGTCTATTTATATAACCAGAAAAATCTCCATGTAAAATAATAACATCTCCTGTTATAATAATAGTATCAGTACAGGAAGGTTTTATACCTTTTGTTTCAGAAAATTCATATGCATCTCCTTTTCTTACACAAATAACCCCTTTTGTTAATGTTATATCTTGTCCAGCTTTTGTAAAAAATATTCTATATTGAGTTTTTTCTGGTATTACAACACTTTCAAAAGATGAAGAATTAATAATTTGTTCATCAAATAAAGGTTGTACGTTCTTACTAATTGTACCTAATTCTACGTCACCAATTCTAGCTGTACCTGCAACAGTACGTAAACCATCAGGTCCAAGAAATATTAAATCACCAGCAAATTCCTGTATTGTATTACCATTTACACAACCAATATTTCTAGTTA